ATTCTCTTATATCTTCATGATCGCAAATAGCTCCACGAAGTTTTATGTTCTCTATCTGTTTCTCTAATCTGTTTTTGGCAATCATTAAAAGTTCAATATTCGGAATAGTCAATAATCTGTTATTGACAACAATTTCCATCATTATTAACGCAGACTCAATATCTAATTGATTTTCAAGGGTCAGTTGAAAATTATCTTCCGACATAGTAATTCTCCAATCATACTTTTTTACCAACAAATTTTTTGTACTTCTTTATCGCTCCTTTTACAGTACCTTTTCCTTCTTCAGTGTTCCAATATTTTTTCCAGTATTCAGCCATTCTTTTGATGCTCTCTTTATCTATTGGATCTGATATGATTGGAAGAGCATTAGGCCAAGAATAATAATAAGCTCTAGCAAGAATAATTTGATATTTGATATTTCCTACCAAATCATCCTCACTAAAAATGCTTCCTGTAGAACTATTTACAAGAGCTTCAAAAAAATCTTCACTTTCTTTGATTGCCCATTTCCAAACAAGCTTTTCTGAATTAGGTTCAATTTGAAAAATCCCCATAGCAGGTCCCTTCACTTGACGAATATATTTACCACAATCTGACTCAGCAGCAGCAGTGAACAATATTTGATATACAGCTTCACGGCTATGATACTTAGAAATTTCGTTGGACAACACCCTATCAATATATTCTTTTAATTGATTTGGATTCATGTTTTTATCCTATATGTTACGTTATCATCATTTCGATATGTAGGCATTACTACCTCTTTTCTGCGAAATGGATAGCGTTCTCTATCCAGCTTAAAAATTCTTGCAGCTTCACTTTGTCGTCACCGTCCAAAACACCTTCCCCGACTTGCTCACGGGCGTACTCTGCAATATCTTTGATCATCTCCCGCAACAAATATTGGTCAGCAGTATCCAACCGCTCCCAGGGAACCTGATCCATTACCTGCTGTTCCATGTCATCAACCGTAACCTGTGCAGATTGGTCAGCATACTTTTGGAGCTTTTGAACAATTACTTGAGCTTGCGATTGTTTATCCTCATCATCGGACAACCACTTGATCATTGCATACTGAACAATGGTTTGAAATGCAGGATTCTCAGCCACTTTCCATGCAGTTGCACAACCAAACAAAGACAAAGCTATAAAAAGCACAAACCATCGAAATGCAAAAATATTCATTTTATAACTCCTTTTTTGTTATCCACCAAACAAAGTTTCCCAAATTTTACCAGCTTTTTCCAAATGAGTTGAAGTAATAACTCCCGCTGCTACAAGAGCAGCACCAACAGAAGCCCAAAAATCTTTTCTTTTGTACCATTTCTTTTTCATATTTAGCCTCTCTTAATCAATACAAGATGAAAATCCTCACTTTTACGTGTATAATCATTCATTGAATCAGGATCAGTCAACTTAGGTATTGTCCCAAACGAATACTTCAAAGCATTATAATACGTGTATGCTACTAACCAACTACAAATTGGGTATCTATCTATAAATTGCAATCTTCTTAATAAGAAAACTTCTTTGTACCAAATCTTGCTAATAAATGCATCAAAAGCATGTAAAAACAATTTCCAAAAACCATAAAAACAACCTTTGTATTTTAAAGCCTCATCTCGCAAATCAATTCTTTCAGATACAGTGAGATCTTTCTTTCTCCAAACAGAAAATTCTTTGTCTTTTGCCCATTCTTTAAAAGGTGTTATTTTTACTCTGGATACAGCTTCAATCACATAGAATTCTCCAGCATAGAAAATAATCATAGCTACATGTACTGCTCTTGTTGGTCTTTCATTTTTGCTTCTTGTAAACCAAGCAACTGCCTTAGAGAAAAAACTATTGTGTTTTAGTCGATAAACGACATCGCCGTTTTTTAAACTTTTTTCCATATAGCTATTTCCCTTTTATCTTACAAAATTCACCATCTTCATAATATCCTGTAGACAACATGAATCCTTTTATAATCATAGCATCATCATGTATTCGTTGCCGTTCTTTGTCTGTTAAAGTTCTTTTTTCTCTAATGTAATCAATTCCTACAAATCCTAATGGAACTTCTCCCATTGAACTTTTACCTTTAACTCCATCTGCAACAAAATCTTCCTTATTGAAAAAAAGAGCAACAGAATATGAAGATTTTATACCAAGAGATTTTAAAGTGCTTTTCACACTATATTCTTTTACTTGATCTAAAGAAATATTATCAACATCCTCACAATGAATTTCTTTATTGTCCAAAAGACATTCTATATACCCTGCCATCAATCCTACGGGCACATCTTTTCTTTCTGCCATCAAAGATTTGTATCCGATTGCTGTCACTTCATTTGTATTTGTTATTTTAGCAAAGGGTTGTCCAAAAAGATCAGAACCCGAATTATGAAAAACAAAAACCCAAGCTCTATCTGCACGTAAATCATACAACAATCTTGTTAATTGAGCATTTATACAAGAAGAATCACGAACCATTTTTAAGATATGTTTATTCAGATATTTTTTATGATTTTCCTCAGTTTGTGTGCTTTTTAATAAGAAATTTTTTAGTATCTTTGTTTCTTTTATCTGATAAATAATAACAAACAAAACACAAATTATTAACAACGAGTCCGCTACGTGATCTTTTAGTAAACTCAATATTGAGATGAAAAATCCTAAATCCATAATGCCCCTTTAGCTCAAATCAACATTTTATATGAATAAGGGGGCAAAAGCCCCCTTACTCACTATGAAAAGACAATTTCAATGTCTAATGTCCAGGTTTGTCCAGAAGCTTTTGTGCCCTGATCACTCACCTTTCGATTCAAATTATCACCTGTATCATCAGAAGCATTAACTACAGTGAACTCTTGCCAAGCATGATTTCCAGTTGATCCATCAAACACTGCTCTCCATGTAGCTTTCTGAGATGATACTGAAGGATATCCTGATTCCATTGAAGCATAAGATGTGTTTGATCCCTGCAATCCTGTTTGATCAGCATCCGCAGCAACATCACCATCATCATCTCCAACACCGATATAAGCATATGTGTTGCTATATGGATTTGGAGAATCAGTACCGCACAGCAAAGCTAAAAGGACATTGTTGATTCCTTCGTTTAAAAGAACATTTCCCTCGAAAGAAGATACTTCAAAAGGTTCTTTGCCTTCCAAGTAATCTTGATCAGAGGCATATTTCCTAATAGTCCACGTTTTTTTAATCGTTCCTACTTCTTGCATTTGGGACTCCTTTTTTATTGTTTTCTATTTTTGTTTCACTATAAGGATTGTTTTCTTTGTAATCCTTATCTGATTTGAAACGCTTGACAGTTCCAGATGTCTTTGTGAAAGAGTAATCTTTGCTCATATAACCCCCTTATTTCGTAAACTTATAATAATAAAATAATCCTTCACTGTCAATTTATCGTCAATTTATCATTAGATTCGTTTTCTTACATTATCTTCTCCTTTAGCGGTTTCTTTTATTTTGAATGTATACAGAGAACTCCTAAAAAATTTGACAATATGTGCGATTCTAAGTTTTCCTTCAGAATTTATTGCTTTTACCAAAACATCACCCTCCAATCCAGAATACACTTGAGTAGCATCATCACTAGCATCAGCATTTTCAGTTAATAGCATGGAACTTGAAATTGTAGGAGATTCTTCAACAGTACAAGCATCTTGTATGCAAAAAGCACTATCAATTTCATCATTTCCTGCACCATCATCATTTACTGTAAAAAGCTTCTTGATATCCTCATCATCGGAACTGATCACTTCATCAGACACTTGTATATGGGATGCAATATTGATTGTTTCAGCTACAGCAACATCTTCATAAAGAGTACCACATCCTTTTGGATCATTTTCTGTTCCTAATCCTTCATCCTGTACTGTTAAAGACTGACTTATTGATACATTGTCAGATCCAGTAACATTATCAACAAAATTTGAAAAATTGCTAGGAAATTCAGAATCATCTCCAACTGCATATTGACGTACTTTAGCAAAAAAAGTTCCAGAAATACTTTCTATAGCACTTTGTATAGAATCCTGCACATTTTGAAAAATGTTTAAAACAATATCATCTTGTGATAATCCACTTTCTAATATTGTTGTGAGCTTCAAAAACGAAAGAATTTCTTCTGACAGAGCTTCATCAGACAGTTGGATCAAATAAGATATGCTTATATTTGAATCATCTCCAGTCAAACTCTCTGTGAAAGTAATAAGAGATGTCTCGACTCCAATTTTTTCAGTATTATTCATCCAATCAATAAGCTGGACCCTATATCCAACCCAATCACCAATTTCATGCTCTAATTGAATTGAAAAATAAACCTCAATTCCTAATTGCTCATCCACTGTTCCTGTATCATCTACAGGAGAATAAACAGTCACACCAGTAATATCTTCTGAAGAAGAGGAAGAATCAAAAACTCCAAAACGAGAATCAATATCATCGCTTCCTGCAGAATCATCTTCTAAATTAAAAACACTCTCAATTTCTGTAACAGCATCCACAGCATCATTGCTGCTATCATAAACTTCAACTACTAATATATCATTTATGACTATGTAATCATTTCCAGTAGATGATTCTTGTAAAGTGAAACTTACGTACTCTTTATAAACTGAATCAGTTCCTTCTCCTGAATCAGTAACAATAGCGTGTATTACGTGTACAGAATCCTCAGATTCTGATTGTTCTTTGATAATTGTATGTGTTTCTTCAGAAATTTCTCCCTCTGCTACAAAAAATTCAAATTTTGATAGTGTGGGAGTTTTAGCATCATCATTTGTTTCTAATGTTTGTCTGAATTTTATTAATCCACTAGCTAAATTTGTTCCTTCAATAGAAGAAACTGCTGATCCATTACTGTGTTCTACCCAACTGTTCCAAGTATCTCCACCATCTGTAGAAAGTGAAGATTCAACTTTTATGTTTGTATCTGTTGGCTCATCTGAATCCCATTGAACAATTGAATCTTCTGCTGATTCTAAGGATGAGAGATCAATAGGATCTGTGGTGCGTGTTCCAGATGATGATGTATTACTACCAAAAATAAATACATCATCTATGTAATAACTCCAACCACCATCAGCAGTTCCTTCTCCTTTAAACTTATCTATATAAGTTATATCTGATAAATCAACAGTCGTACTATCTAATTCTGTTTCTGAGGAATCAAGTATTTTAACAACAGAATCAGAACCATTAAAATAAACTTCAAATTTATACCAAGTATCAAGAGATAATGCCACCCCACTGTCTTTATTTCCAAAAGGACCAAAATAATAAGCAGTGCTTCGAAGCTCTCTTTCAAAATCTAATGTTATTGATTTACCATCATTACCATAAAAACCAACTTGATGATCATCGCAATCTTCACTTTTTATACGAAACCAATAATTAGCTTCGCTTTTCCCATTATTTATAGATATAGAATCTATTTCTTTTTCAAAACTACAATGTTCCCCTGTCATTTCAACAAACATTGAATATGATCCAGATACGGATTGATCTGAACTTCGTTCAAGATTCATCTTATCAGAGGTCCATCCTGATAATTCATCTTCAAAATCAAATTTAATTTGATCCATTGGTAATTGTAACTTATCATCAACAACCTCAACATCCGTCAGCGTCCCTGTCTCAAAATCACTTCCTTCATCTTCTACATAAGAAAAATCAGTAGTGAAAAAACTCTTTGTTCCGCCGTACCAGGTGTCAACACCATCAGTAGCAGCGGCTCGGACATAGTATGTTTCAAATGCAGTCAAGTCGGAAACATCATCTGAAAAGCTACCTGTTGAAGATAAGGTCTGCGTTGAGGTGGAGTTGTAGGTTGAAAATGTATCGTCAGTTGAATAGTCGAACCAAACATCCAGACTGGGCTCGCCTTCAAGACTGTAAAGAGTACCATTAAGTGTGGCTGAGGTGCTGGTTACGTTTGTTGTTTCGTCCGTGCTAACAACTGTTACTACCCCCGCCTGCTGGCTGAAAAAGTCGGGGGAGGATTTGGTTGCATTGTAGAGGGCAGTAATATCGTCCTCAGAAGGATAGCCATCCTTATAAATTTTTAGTAGGCCTAATAAAAACTCAGCAAAGTCATCATTATGGGGTCCAGATATCATTGCATTGCCGTTGTCGCCATAGGCATCCTGATCTACTCCAGTGACCGTATCCTCAAGGGCGGCATCGACATAAAGCCGCAATTCGGCCTCACTGGGATCGTACACAGCGACAATGTGATGGAAATCATCTAAAACATCTGTAGAGCCGATCGCATCGAAATCACTAGAACCGGAACGGAGGAAGAACTCGGCCTTGCCATTAAGATCTTCACCGTCCGCTGCACGCATTAGATACCATGGGGTATTATCAGAACCAGAAGAAGCGGGATCCCCATAACCCTTTGTTATGATACTGCCATTAGATGACCCGGATATATGTTTAACCCAAATTTCAAAAGCAAACGCCTGCCCAGACGAAAATTGAAATTCCGCTTTGTCCCCATAATCTATATAATCATCACTACCATCGAAACTGTAAGCACCGTCTACAATCCCATCCTCACCCTGCGTGACCCCACTTACAGTAGCATCATTATTGTTACTGGTGATATCAAGGGCATCCCCACTTTCCTCGTTGTATAGATACCCAGCGGATAGATTGCTTTCCTTATCAAATACCGTACTGGCAGAAACGCTCTGATCACTCGGCCCATTACCATAAGCCACCTTCAACTGTGTGCTGCCATCCTGCACCCACTCACGATAAACCCAGATAACTGCTTTTTCGTCTGTACTGTTAAATGACTCAAAGTAGTAATCTAGTAAATTGTTATTCTGATCATAAACAGCAATATCAGCCTTGGAAGATATACTACTCCAGTCCAGAACGATCTCACCTGTACCTGTTGTAGAATCATTACCAGACGTGATTTTCAGGCACATAGTCCTGGAAATAGTGGGCTGATCTGTTACGCCTGCTACATCAAGTGCTTTTTTACGGAGAAAATCAGAAATAGGCATTATAAATCATCCAATGGTTCGCCATGTTCTTTTCGAGATACAGTCTTGCATCCCGTCCGCACTCCCTCATCATGGTCGCAAGTATGGTGCTCGACCCAATTAACTCCAACACCCTCAGCTAAGTGCGTCCATACAGAAGCATCCGTCAGGGTGGCGTAAGCATCTTGAGCATGAGCTTCATCAAGCAATGGTAGATCACATTTGATCTCCTGCTTATCATCCTCATAATCATTGAGAATATTATATTTTTGCTCTTCGTTTTTTGCACCCTCATTAATATGCGTAGCTTGATCATGACGCACTTGTAGCTGATCCTTAGCCCACTGTGCCATTCCAGAACTTGCTGGAAACACAAGTCGTGCTCTGAGTCTATGCAATGTCATAATAGAACTCCTACTCCATATTCTCTTCTATAAAGTGAGCAATCCAATTTAACCATCTCTCCAATCCTGCAACATCCCTGGGACTTTCTTCAGTGCTCAAATTAACATCAGGATACTCAGTCTGTATCCAATCTATAAAATCAGAATACTCAGGATTTATATCATCAACGGTCATTGATTCACTATCATCAACCCACAACTTCATATAAATTGTCGTATTATCTTTGTTTAAATCAGAATTATAAATTCCTAAGAATTCGTCTTTCATTTTTTGCAAGGAAACATCTCGTTCAACTTCTTCTTTTTTCGCAACATCACCTGGAAAACTTTCTTCTTCAGGAACAATAATACCGTCACTACTATCCCACTCTTCACAAGGTAATTTCAAAACTAAATTAGTCACTTCAAAAGAAGTAACATCATCCATTAAATTACGAACCTTTTCTAAATCATTATAATAAGTATCAGTAGCAGAACCTGGGTCGGCATCATTGCTTGTAGTGTATTCTCCATGCGCCTCATCAATAAAAATATAATTAAACACCAGTTTTGAATCTTGTACTTTATCATATATCAAACAATTCCCACCTTCTTGCGGATGCTCTGCTACAACATAACAATAATCAGTAGTCGATAATTGAATAGAAAAAGTTCCATCAGAACCTGAAGTGGTTTCTTGTATTAATGAGCCATCACTTCTTTTATGTGATCTAATGATAACTCCTTCAACAGGCTCACCATTTAATTTGACTATACCATCCATAATAAAAATCCTTTACGTGCTTACGTGATCAAGAGCAGTTGCATTCACAAAAGGTTGAGCTTCTAAATCATCCAAAATCACTACATAATACTCATCATCTTCAGGAATCTCACAACTCAAATATCCGTCACCGTCACTTTCAGCAGTAGCTATAAGCTCTCCTGTACTTCTTTTATGAAAATTCACTGTTCGAGAAACCTCTTCTCCGCCTTTTCTAATTGTAGCAGTAATTGTGGTGTCCATAAATTCCCCCCCAACTATATTTCTGAAAAATCGACTAAAGTGTACATTTTGGTCACGCCATCTGTATTCGTTATTTTTATCATTATATCACCATCATCTCCTGATTCTGTCCCATCACTTTGCCAAATCACATACCCACCACCCCCAGGAGGCGGATCAGGAGGATCATAAGATAATGCGTTTCCGACAAGCACATTGTCATATATTTTTTGTGACATGTCACTGACAAGTAACCATCTTTTACCAGTTCCACCTGTATCAGGTTTTATCACATTTGGTGAATCTTCTTCTTGATTATTATCAACGTCTAATCTATAGAAATATACTTTGTCTGGAGTCATTACAATAGCTCTATCTTTGCTTGTAAGTGACCCTCCATCGACTTTATCTAATGCATCTGATCCCTCAGTCACAGCACCTTTAACATAAAGCATATGCTTCTCCCTAGCTTATATTATTTGTTAGCCATATAGAAAAAGAATCATTTGGAGTATTTGGTGGATCTTCTCTGAGTCCTTTGCCACCTAATATTTGTGGTTCAGAAGAAATTCTCTCCCACTTTTTTCCTTGTGCTGAACTGATAGGAGAGACTCTATCAGGATAAGAATCATCTGGAATGAATCTCCCTGTATAGTCAACTAATCTATAAAAATACACCCCATCATCTGTGATGATCATAGCATAATCATCCTCATTAAGATAGTATCCTTTTATAGACACTAACGAACCACTTGATCCTAATATTTTTCTTTTATAATAGAAATTACTCATTTTTAGCTTCCTTCACATTATGATCAATTCCTAAATCATTCTTTATTTTTTCATCAACTTTTGACTGTAAAAGACTTATTGTATTTTTCAAATTTTCAATTTCTTTATCTTTTTCAGATAAGGATATACGCAAAGATTGCACTTCTAAATCTCTATATCCCAATCTTTGTAAAAGTTCATTTACAGTGAAATTCATAATTTCTCCTACTTATAATCAATACACATCTCAATATTTGCACCATTTGAAGGAGTTGAATACGTAGAATCAGTAAAATTAAATTCCAAATATGTAGGTGGAGTGTATTCCTGACAAACAATATCTCCTTCTCCAACTGCTTCACCTTCAATTTCCATAGCCATGTAGGTGACAACACCAGATGCAATTTCGATTAAACCATCTTCACCTTCTTCTCCAGGCTGAACATCACCTAGCGATAATTCGTAAGCATTAAACTCTCCAGAAAACTCATTAGAATACGAATAATACGTTAAATCCATTATTGCTTTTAAATAAACAACGTGACCTTCATCAGCTTCTAAAGAAACTTCTCCCTCAAAATCCTCATTATCAGAAGTAATAAGAAGTGTAACTTCTGTTTCATCATCAATGACAGCAGATATTGTAGCTTCTACCGATTTTGTAACTTCTTTTACATTACCCTCCCCCCATATCTCTTCCTCTGTCCAAGTACACATCACACCACCATATATTTTTATTTTTTCATATCCTTTTGTAATTGATACAGAATCTGTTATCCAAGTTTCTCGTTTATATCTTGAACTGTCAATCCATCCAATATCCTCATCTTCTTCTTCTAAATGATAAAAATCCTTATTCACATATATTTTACCTGGAGAAATTTCTTCTCCCTCATCATCAAGCGCACTTTCATCAACAGTAGCATATACATAAGGAGTAAAATGACATATGCCTGTATTAGGATCATAATCAATATCTTTAACTTCACAAATTAATTCTTGAGAATTATTTTGAAAACTCGCAGCAAATAAAGGAACTCTCTTCGGCCATACTTGAATAATCGGTTTAACAGCCCAGTATCCAGGAATACGTACATTTTCTTTATGCTCACCTGTTCCAAATTCAATTCTTCGTACACAACGCACTCTTCTATGCTGCCCATCTGGAAAATAACGATAAAATTCCAAATTACCACTGTCCATAATACAATAATCTGATTGACCGTCTTCATTTCCAATCTGTATATGACTTCCAGGATAAATAGCACCACCATCTATTAAAGTGCCATCACCACCATTCCAGGAGTTGATAATGCCATTTACATGTAATTCTAAACCATCATAATAAAAATAATTGCTGCTTTGGGGAGAATTATTTCCTATAAAAAATATTCCGTTATTTAAATCAAAATAAACACCTTCAATATCAGCTAGTTCTAAATCTCCTATTCCAGATAAATCAACATTATTACCATCTATTTCTACTCCATCTTGTTCTGCAAAATTCTGAGATAAAATATAACCAGCAGTAATAACTCCCATTTCACTATTTATAGCTGATAAATAATCAACATCTATATGTTTTGCTCTTACAGCATTATAAGCTATATCCTCAGTTCCTACAGCTAAAGTTGTAGCACTCTCAATACTTGACCAATCTGATTTTAACCCGCTTGTATTTATTGCTCGTATTCTATAAAAATATTCTTTATCTGCTTCTAAATCAGTATCAACAGTATGATGGGCATAAAAAGTTCCTACAGTAGTTTCTTCTCCTGAAAAATCTCCTGTACCTGATCTTTGTAATTCATAGCGATCAACATCACTCATTTCAGATTTTTCCCACTTAATTCCCATGACCTTAAAGCCAGGAACTAAAGCGAGTGCATCCCAACTAGGAGCTGGAGGAGGTTCAGAATTCTCAGCACCAACAATAGTCACATATTCACTAAAATTAGTAGGGATATTATTTATATCTATTGCTCTGACAGTCACACCGTACTCAGTTCCTACTTCAACACCATTCCATTGATAATTACTTTCATCTGTAAAATAATTTGATCTTTGAGAAAAAGGACCATTTGCTCCTTTTTCAAGATAAATTTCATATTGTTGGAAATTGGGATGACTTTCAGCATTTGAATCCCATACTGCTTTAATTATACAAACGACATCTCCATCAACAACTTCGGTCCATGTTTCAAGTGATAATCCAGTAGGAACTGGTAAATCTGTTTCAGAAGATGGCTCAACAATTACTGAAGAACTGATTGCATTTTCAGATTTTATTCCTGAAGTATTTACAGCTTTTATCCAATATGTATATTCACCTTCCATTTCATCTGATACATCTATACTATCTCCACTACCAGTAGCGTTTTCTATTACTACAACTCCAGATTCCCAATCAGCACCAGTTCTTATTTCATAATGACTCAAATCTAAATTTGATACTTGAGACCAGGCAAATGAAATTGTGCGATATTCTTCATTATATGTAGCTTGAAAAACAGAAACATCATTTGGAGGAGCTAATTTTCCAAGGACTTGTATTGTGTCTGTATTGCTGCCTGTATCAATTGCGCCTTTATCATAAGGAGACACATAAATCCGATAAACATGATATAAATCAAGATAATCTGATCCTATGATAAAAGATAATTGAGTGGTTGTTCCACATTTTTGAATAGAACCACTACCCGTTTCACCTGAACTTGAAAATCCAGTATCTTCCAAATCCTCTTCTGTCGTAATATCCTCAATCCAAATATCCCATTGTGATCCTAAATTATCATTCATAGGATACCAAGACACAGAAAGCTTACTTTGATAATCTCCTGATTTCGCATACGTTAAAAATTCACTCACCGTTACGCCCGTAGCCTCTTGCTCACCTGGTAATTCTGGTTCCCAATAGCCTGGACCACCTTCAGTATCATAAATATTCTCATTATATTCTATACATGTAATACGTCTTGTTTGATCTTGTGATCTTGTAATATTCGTGATTCTATAGGGTTTTTTAACTGTTCCTGTTTCTCCTATTATAAAAACATCATATGGTTCAGGAATTTCGCTAAAACTTGAAGTCAACTGAACTTCATCAGTGTTTCCTTGTGTATCGGAAGACACTGTTTTTTCAACAATTGTGTCATCAGACAATCTAAGGAGAAGATTGTAAGTAACCCCAAATTTAAAATCAAAAGGATGATCGATTTTCACACTATTGCTGGTTGCTTCTAAAATCCTACCACTTATAGAATCTTGATAATTTGGAACTTCATGTTGAAAATAAATCAAATCACCAACAACACAAGCAAAAGAATCAACAGCAGCCTCAAATTCAATTGTTCTGATCAGATATTTATTGGAATTCAATAAATAAATTGCTTCTCTCACAGCTCTGTCATAGCTAATACATGCATTGAATTTGATATTTGTCTTTTTTGGAATTTCTTCTGATCTTTGATATTCTTCAGAATACACAAAAGCTATCTGATTCGTGTAATCTTTATCAGGATCTAAATATGTGACCTCTACAGCATTTGCTCTGTCTTTCTTAGGAAGGTACTGTAATTGGAAAGTATCTCTGACAATATTCCCCATAGTGAAAACATGAGAAACATTATCTTCTGGCTTATCAATAAATACACCGTACTTTGATCCTCTTCTAACAATAACACCTCTTCCAAAAGATGCTATTCTCTGTACACTTTCCCAAACAGTTGATTGCTTATCTAAAACAATACTGAATTTTGATTGCTCACCTTCAGGTTCTAAAGATTCACAATGAGTAGCCCATTCAACAAATTCATCATACAATAACCTAGAATAATTTATTTTATGGTGTACATTTAAAAGGGCATATGCAGCCCAAGCAGGATTTCTTGTATCTACTAAAATTCCATTTCCATTTTTATCTTCTACTGTCACATTGTTTCTTTGAACAACACATGTTAGTGAGGGCATTCCACCAGATAATTGATCAGTAGCCAGTGCTTTTATTGCATATTTAGCTACTCCAGGATAAGACAATTTTTCATCAACTATTTCTTTAAATCCTTCCCAATGAACTCTTGATTCTTTTTTATAATCATCAGTATGATCTTCCGATGTACGCATGACACGAACATCATATTTTTCTGGAGACAAACCATCAATGGTAACACTTTCCATTATTGCTGTAGTCTGATCGCTCTCAAGAGTCTTCTCAGTAAAAATAGTCCAGGATGATTCTCCATTCACTCTATAAGAAATCTCAAAGGAGGCTGACACTGATATCTTGTCACCACTATCAGTAAGTTCATACATTCCGTATGGGGCTTTTAATACAACAACAAGTTTATCAACAGTATTTCCTTCAGTTTCTAAAACCGCAGCCTCACCATTAGATAAAAGAATTCCTGGAGCCCTTTGTAAAACAACTTCACTGAATTCATCAATAGGCTCATCAGTTGTTGTTCCCATTCTTGTATAAGCGGAAACCTTCTTAAAATTATTGAATGGTTGATCATTTATACGAATATCTGAAATTCCTTCAACCTCATGATCTGCTACAGCTAAGAGAACATTCAAATATTCCTTATTATCATTAGTAGTTGTAAATTTATTAATTATATGTCCAGCAATTTTATGAGTACCAAAAATTATCGGTATGGGACTTCCTTCATTTTCACTTGGTTGAAGCATTCCCCAACTATATGTAGGAGAGTCTTCTCCACCATCAATTCCAGAAGGAGCATCTTGCCCTCCTAAAGCATTAGCAAGCATATTCATGCCCATGCCAATAACAAGGGAGGTTACTATATATGTAGCCCCATAAACAGCAGCAGTTAAAGCACCGGCTGCTAAAGCAGAAGTGAAACCTGTAACAGTAGCAGTGGTAGTCAAAGAAGCAGCCCATGCAGCAACAGCGCCTGCAATTCCCCACTCCACTTCAGCAGATATAGCTACTATTGATCCTGCTTTAGGATATACATCATCCCATAATCCTTCGATTACAATACCATCAATAGCAGCAACAAGTTTTGTACCCCGCAGAACAATCAAATTGCCTACGTATTCAGATAATGACTTTCCTTCAACGTAATCAACTTCCCACGTTTCTCTAATATCAGATTGCAGGGGATTTCGTATGAAATGAAATTTTATTTTATTGTTCGATGTAGTCATAAAAACCCTTTAATCTATTAGCCCTTCCACTCCACAAAGGAGAAGATAATTTTTCAATGCATACTCCAAAATTACGAATATGAAGGAATTTGCCATTTCCAATATAAATTCCTATGTGCTGTGTAAAATAAGTATCTCCTCTGAGAAGAACTACACAAGGAATTTTTGGAGTATCCAATTTTATCCATCTTGGATCTTGCTTTGCTTTTTCAACTTCATTAGATATTTGCTCACAAGCATAAGCACTGATTGAATAGTCTTCCAATTCAATTCCATAACGTCTGTAGACTTCTCTCACTAATCCAAAGCAATCATAAGAGTCAGGACCCCTGCCACCATCACTGAATGGTTTTCCTATCAGATCATTTACATCTATCATACAATCAACCCCATCTGGCCTAATCCAGGAAATCCACCAAAATTAGTTTGATTTCCGTATTCTCTACACTGAATAAATGTTCGATCACATGTTTCTTCAGAACCAGAATATTTACAATATGGGCCTTTGAATTCTTTGTATCTGCAATGTCCTTTTAAAAATATATCAGGTGGGGAACGATAATTTGTTAAATTTTCTGCTCCTAAATTGAAATTTATTTTATTCATGTGATCAATTGACACATCAATAATCTCAAATGGCTCATGTAATTCAGGATCAGACAAATCCAAATGATCAGAATGAACAATGTAAATATTAGCTTCAGCTCCTATGCCACCATCATACTGATCAATGATCGGCGTTATTTTTCGATCAATATCCCAAACACCAAGAGAAACAGTTGGAATTTCGCCTTCTTTTGATTCAGACAAATCTCCTAATTCAAATGGATAAGCATACCAAGTTTCTCCATCCCAAGTGATATTTTCAGTATTGTAACAAACTCTTATGGGAGTCTCACCAGGATAAATTATCTCTAACAAAAGCAGCCATACATGATTAGAAACCAATTTGTTTTTTTCTTGTATGGCTTGCGTACTAATACTTAAAGGCATATTTTTATACCTCCTCTAAAGTCAACGAGCATCTATAATAATTAGAACCGGGTCTTATCTCCTCAATATCTAGCTCATCATCAGAAAAAACAACTGTGTACTCTGTATTATCTCTTGGATTTGTCCAAAGCACATAATCTCCAGAATGATCCTCAAAGAACTCTTCTAGTAACAAAGCGTCATCAGAATCAAGAACATGGTGCTCATCATTATCACCCCAAGCAAGTTTCCATCGTCTTTTAGCTTTTGTGAATTTTTTCCTTACTTGAACATATCCATGCTCGAAGTCAGACTTATATCTAAAGCTAGTGATATTTCTATTTATAGATGACGGTTCTTTGAGATTACTTGGCCAATCTACTGTAGCCATAATCTTCTCCTATTTTATGCTTTTGAAAGAGATCCTTTGAGATTCTTTCCAAAATTGTTTTTATTTCTGTTTGCTGCATCAAGCACAACATTCAAAACCCATTTATCACCATCAAATTTAGAATCACCCTGTTTGGCAGCAACATTCTCTCCGGATTTATTCTCAATCTTTATCTCTATATTTGGAGCAGAATCTTTTCTTGATTCATTTTCAGTTGCGCTCTTAAAAACTTCTCCCAAAGCAGCAAGTTGTCCTTGTGTAAAAACAACTTCTCCTTTCTGCAATATGGCTGGGTATTCATCACTCGAAAGACTTGAGAGACCATCATGCAATTTCTTTGCTCCATCAAATAAGGAAGAATTAACAAGTCTCAATTTCTTTCTTTCACCATCTATTCCAACAACTCCGCCAGTATGAAAGCTCTTTATCAATCCAGACATATCGAAAGCTGATGTACTGGTTCCCATCTGTGGACCAGATCCACCAAGCAAAGAAGCAAACATACCCATAAATTGCTTAACAACACTGCTTGCAAGCATATTCGCCATTTCTTGAAGGACTGCTCTTCCAAAACCTTTGAATGCTTCTTTTGCGTTTTCAGATCCCATTATCCAAGAAGCAAATGCCTCTTCACCAGCCTGACTTATTGTTTTTGCTAAATCTTGTGTATTATCAGCAATGTCCTTTGCTTGGGATTGATAATCCGTATAGAATTTATCAATTCCCAATTTCATTTGATCCCAAGTAGATCCCTGAGAACGGATTCTTGCTTCATTCAACTCCCTTTCAAGACTCATAATCTTAGTTGCAGACTGTCTTGCAAGCTGAATCTTTTCCTGTTCTAATTCTTTATACGCAAGCAGTCCTTTTGCGGTCTCCTCACCATAAAAATTCTCAAGTGCTTTTAGTTGATTCTGAAGACTTTGCAATCTTTGATTTCTATACGTTTTCTCAGCATCTAATTTTGCTTTTGTGACTTCGTAAACAAGTTTCTTTTCTTTCT